AGTTCACTGGCTACCTGTTCATTATCTAAAGCCTCCATAGATAACTCAGTATTCTTAATCTCTTTGTTAGTGTTAACTAACTGTTGTTTTAAGTCTTTAAAAGCCTTAGTACCTAAAGGAACTTTTCTAAGTTCTTCATTAAGCCTCTCTGACTCCTGTTCTAATTGACCTAAAGTAGTTGCTGCTCCTTTTGCGTCTATGTCTATTTCTAAAGCTACTTTCTCAGCCATTTGTTAATTATTTGATATTATTAAAAATTCTGTTCCATTCCATTGAATAGAAACATATTTATTATTTGCAGTTAAAGTATGTGACTCACTACCATCTATAGTAGTTCCAATAGATTCTGCATCTATAATCACTCTATTTTCAGAACCTAACTTTTTAAATAACCATATCTTACCAATAGTAATACTTTCAGTAGTTGAGAAAGTTATAGTAATATTATCTTCACCGTCTGTTTTGCAAAAATAATTTTGCACATTTAAACTAGCTACAATGTCAGCATTAGTTACAGTTACAGTAGACCCAGCTCCAGCTGTTATTTCATTGTTAATGTAAGTTATATTAGAACTAATTACATTTTGATTATCTGAATTAATTAATTTTACGTTAGATGCTCCAGCATTAATAATGTTGTTACTACCATTTATTTCAACATTTCTAGCATTTGCATTTACTGTATTAGAATCACCAATTATTTTAATGCCTCTAGCTGACCTACTAATGTAATTATTAGAACCTACAACATTTTGTGATAAATTACCTAAAGAGTTATTATGTTTTAACGTTTGATTTCCATTTGAAAATGTTGGAACTTTGTCATTAGCTATAAGTAAATCAACTCCACCATTACCAATAGTCCCACCAGCTTGGAAAACGTTAGATAGTTTAATCTTTAAAAATTCACATTTAGTTATAGGATTAATAGGATTATAATTTTCTATTTTACTTAATCTAAAGTATTGACCCTCAAAATAATATTGACTACTAAAAGAAAGGTTTTTAATATCTGACGGACTTAAATAAAAATAACCAGTTACAATCTTACTATTAGTGTCTGTTATTTCCTGTATAAACTTAGAGTAGTATTTATTAAATAATCCATTGTTGGTAAATGTTATAACTCTATTAAATCCATTAGAATAATATATTTCATTTGTTAGTCCAAACTCTAGTATTTCTGTTGGAGTGTAAGGGTCGTCATACATTCCAGCATAAGGATAAGTAGAATAACTAGTAGCTGTTCCAGCATCATTAGTATGATTCCAAGATTGGTCAGTTGATAACATTCCACCCCATTGTAAAATTCTTATATTAGACTCTGTCCTTTGAACTCCATTAGTGTCATCATATTTAATAATAGTAGGTAAAACCCTATCATACCAATCCTGACCAACTGACGGAGTAGGTGAAAATATAATCTCTGTTTTATGTTTATTTTTTAAAAATTGATTTGCTAAAGTAAAATCATCCTGTCCATAAACCTCACCCCAAGTGTCAAAATATAACTCATTATAATAATCTTTGTCTTGTTTATAAGTGTATAGATATTCTTTAAAGTTTAAAGCTCCCATAGGCTTAGACTCTATGTCTTGAAACTTATCTAATTTACTTGACCAATCAGTAACAACATTAGAGTAAAAATCATCTCTAGGTTCTATAATTAAATTCTTATTGTTTTGAGTATCTGGCTGGATATATAAATTAAACATCTTAACAAGTGACATTATAAAATCCTTTTGTTTTATATTTCTAGGTGTCATAGATGACATATCTATAGGGTTGCCCTCAACTAGTCCACTATTAACAACTGTATTTGTTAAATATCCACTTAGTATATTTAATTTATAAGCTGTTCCTGTACTACTCCAACTATCACCAGCTTTCACCCATTGTCCAAATACTTTATTGGCTGGGTCTTGCGTAGGTGAATAAGCTCTATAAAAAAGAAATAATCCATAGTCTAATTCTATTTTTATTTTTTCACCAGCATTTAAATAAATATTATTTGCATTTACATAAAACTTATTACGAGTAGCGTTTTGATTTAAATAAGTATTGGGAGCAGCAGCCATTAACTGCTTAGAGGCTATATAATTTATAAATTCAATATGATAAAAATATTGTAAAGTGTTTGAGGTTGGATTAGCTTCTGTTATTACTGTTCCACCAGCTCCAGCGTTTTGATTTCCTGAAGTTACTCCATAATTAATAGAATCTAAAGTCGATATAAAGTTACCATTAGCGTCATATTTATTTATTTTTATATAACCACAAATAGCACTTTGACAATTCCAATTTAAAGTCGCAGCATCAGACGGAGCGGTAAACTCTCCCTGTAGTTGTAACATTGTTTCAATATTGTAAAAGCCAGATTTAGAGGCGGCTACTTCATATATTCCAATAGTATTATTATATAAGTTAGATGGGTCATTAACCTCGATATTAAAGTTTATAAATTCACTTTGTAAAGCTGCGTAATTATCATTATATACTCCAGCAGTATTAGTGACATTAACGTCATCATTTCCAGTTGATAATATTTCAGGGTCATTAACTTCAAATAATCTAGTTAAAACTTCGGTTTCACTTAGTTTAAAATCTGCTTGGCTAAACGGAATTATTAAAGTATTAAAAAAGCTATTATCTAAAAAGGTTGAAGTATATGTATAACCAATAGACGCAAAAATTAAATCTAAATATTTCTTAGCTTTAACCGCTGGAAATAATGTACTAACTGGCCAGTTTTCAGTACCAGAATTTAGAGTTCCGTAATTAACATCATAGTTAATCATTGGATAAACATAGTCAGTAGTTAAAGGTAAATTCCAGGTTGCGGCTTGGTTAGCTTTATTCCAAACGTGATTTAGTGAGCTTAGGTCTAAGTCTGACAATTTAGCGTTTTGCATATCTGCTATAAAGTTTCCTACTCTACCAATAATAATACAGTTATAACTTATTTGACCTTTTATATCTTTAATAGATTTTAATTGTAAATACCCATCTATTTGAATCTCACCATCTACTAAGTATATTACATCCGTTTTTAGATTAGGATTAAATGTTTGTAGGTCACTACTTAACTCAAATATATGTTCAAAGATTTGATTAATAAGTTTACTAGCTGGTAACTCTATTGTTTTAGAGTGGTCAGCGTTTCTACTATCTGGCTTAGAAACGTCAGCAATATTAAAAGTTAAATTAGGATTTAAAGACCCTAACAACTCTACTACATAACCGCCTATATATAATTCTTCTTTAACCATTATCCGCTACAGCTTTCACAATTATTATCATCTATATTACAAGTCCTTTCAGGAACTGGAATACTTTCTAAGTTCTTTAACATCTTTTCAAATTCTGTCTCTTTATCTTTCATTAAAATGATTGTCTAAAATTGTCCATACCAAACTCTAAATCTATTTCTAAGTTAAATAACTTGTCTACGCTATTTGTCTTTTCTTCCCAATTACCGCTAATATTTTTTATTGGAATACGTCTTAAATTAATTGCATCTTCATTAGGCAAAGCATAACTATCCAATAAATAAATCTCTGGACTTTCTATTAATTCTAATAACCAATTATAAGTTTTACTATCAATCCAGTCAGACGTTAATTTCATTTTAGGACTTGACTTAGTATAGTATTGTACTTTCTCTCTATTGCTTATAGAATAGTTTATAGAGCCTGTTGTGGTTAAATCATTAGCAGTAGTTTGAAAAAACTTTCTCTCTATTTCTTCACTATGTTTAGATACTTTAGTAAAGTTAAAATAGTCAAAACCGCCTAAACTATTTAAAAACTCTATTCGCCTTGTTTCATATCTGCATTCAGTATCTATATTAAAATGAAATATTTCTGAGCCTGTTGAGGTTTCAGTTCTTAGATTTATAGTATAAGAAGTTGCATTTGAACTTACAGCTGGTAGACTTCCACTACTTACTCTACTACTATTTATTTTATTTAATGTAGTTGGTGAACAGGGTATCCTAATGTGGTTAAACGTGTTTAATGCTGGAGTATTAAAACTAGTAGTGCTTATTAGATTTCCATTTTCTCTATATTCTTTAACTGTAAAACCTAATAAAGAAGTAGTATCTGAAAAGTCATATAATAAATATATATAACCCTCATCAGTAATTCTAACCTTTTGATTATATTGATTATTAACAGCTGTTCCTGGAGGTGAGTTTGTTAAGAATTTTCTAGTTAGTACATTACTACTATAATTTTGATAATAGTTTGTATTTTGCCAATCATAAAAATTTACAACATCTCTTCTATAGTTTGGTAAGCTACCATTAAAAGTTAATAAGTTAAAAGAATTAGCTGTTGTTGAATTTGGAAATGTAACTGTTTGGTTCATACTAATTGTAGCAGTTCCACCATTATAATGAATCCATCCAAATTGTAAAGATAAATCTTTATAAGAGTTAGTATTATCAAACATTGACTCTATATTACTACCATTTAATAAACCAACATCACTTGACATATATGATTTCATTACGCCTGACATATCAAACCTACCAAACCCAGTACTTTGAGTAGGCGGCACTCTTAGACGTCCTAGTAAGTTTCCACCGTCTTTAACATCAATTAAATAAGCAAAACCAACATAACCCCTAGTTGTTGAGTTTGTTTCTAACATTACTATTTCAACTGGATTGTAAACTGTTCTATATTGTTGCGGTAAGTATTTAATTTCTAAACTCATTTCTTTAATATTTCTTTTATTCCTTTTGCTATTCTTTCACCAGAGACAATTCTAATATCTGTTTTAAACCTATTAAAAGCCTCACCATAAAAAGTCTGTTGCATACAATTATCAAAAAAGAATCTAGGCCTAATACCAGTATGTGCTATAGAACTTCTTACAGCATATTCATTAAGTCCTTTACTTTTAGACCAGGCTTTTATATGACTAACGCTAGGACCTTTCTTAAATTGGTAAGGACTATTAGGTGCTTTAATAACCCATCCCTGACCTTTCTTATCTCCACTCTTTCTAGTGCCTCCAATACCTTTAACACCTTTATTAAGGTAGTCATAGTAGTCAGCTAAGAATAATGTCGCTATCATTTTAAAACCAAACATTTTAACTGGCATCCTTATTGAGTCGTGTAATTTTCCTTTATATACTAAACCCTCTTTTGTAACAGATTGTTTAAGACAGTAAACCATATCCGCAGCAATGTTATTAAACACCTCACTTAATGTAGTTGGATTGTCTACTTTGACCTCTTCTAGTTGGTCAGTATCAAAACCGAATATGTCTAACTGTTCAGCCATTATCTATGTTTATACTTTTGCTTCATTTCTCTTTGTGCCTGTTGCTCCATTTTTTGTTTATCACTATAATAAGAAACTATATTTAGTGCCTTAGTTATGTCCCAATTAAGTATTTCATCCCACTTGTCTATTCTACTATTAGTCAAGTTATCTAATGTACTCCACCATCCCCATCTCTCAGCAAATCCAGTTCCTTTTTGGCTTCCCTCGTCATCTTTTTTGCTTGGTCCATCAAAGAGGTTTTTATAGCTTTTGTTAAATCCTCCGAGTGACTGTAAAAAAAAACACCGATTGGATAAGCTATAGTAATTGGCATATTGTTTAAAAAGTTATCTGCGGTCTTTCTAAGTATCTCACCATCTACCTTTATATGTTTCCATCCAAATATAGTTTTCTTAACTGGTCTACATATTGTAGTTAATATATGATGTAAGTTATTAAATATAGCCTCCTGGTCATCTTTAGCGTTTTGGAGTATTTCCATACTGTTTATATATTCACCAAATAATAACTTTCTAGCATCTACTTTAAATTCATACCATTGACCACCAATCTTAAATCTTTTGTCTTTTAGTTTATTAGGTAATTCAGTTTCTAAAAAACTCATTTTCTTTTTAATAGACTTAAACTGGTCCAAACTAATATTCTTTATTACATCTCTTTTTTGTCCTGTTAAGACTGCTAAGATGTTGACTACTCTTTCTATAGGTTGTAAGTCAGAGTTTAATACTGGTCTTAAGTTTATATAGTTACCTATTGTAACATCTGACCACTTTGTTGGGATTGTAATTTCCATAATATTATATATAACAAATTTTTGAATTATAACAAAACACTAAAATAAATAATTTAAGTTAATAAAATAATAGCACGCAATAGCACGCTAAATAGCACTCTTTGTTTTTTACTATTAAAATCAAGTGTACTTTAAGTCTACTTTAAGTGGACTCTAAGCATCTCTATTCTTTTCTATTCTTATCTATTTTATTCTTTTATTGTTATTAAGTTTTTATTGTTTTATTTTGTTTTGTCTTATGTTATTATTAATGGTTAAACGAACGTTTGAACGAACGTTAAACGAATGTTAAATAATCTAAGTTAAAATACTAAACAACTAAACACTAACTAAAATAATAACTTACAATGGCTGAGAATACTATTTAAATCAATTCTAAGAAACCTTAACACTTTTTATATATGTTTATATACATTAACTATTTATAGTGTCTTAAAACTAATATATTCAATTAGTTGGTTTATGAATTAGTATATATCAATAATAAGATAAATATCTTATCTTATCTTATATAACCCCATTTGCTCAGCATTTGAATAGCATTTGCTCAGCATTTGCTAATTTCTTTCCTGTAAATAAAAAGGGAGTGACGCTCTTTTGCCGACCACTCCCAATTCCCAAAACGTAAATTCCATTGGCTAGAATTTTTGTCATATCAAATATAGTAAAAAAAAATGGAGCAGTCCAAATGAATGAAATACTCCAAGTTTTAAAAGTTTAATTTGACCGTCTACTTTTAATTAATTGTAAATATAATAAAATTTATCTAATTGAATACCATCCACGATTATTTTCTTTTAAGTGTATTAGTGCAACGTATCTTAAAGCGTCTAAAAGATGGTCCGAGCCTATTGGTTTTTGTAGACTATTACCATTCTTATCAGTTGCCCATTTATACATTCTAAACTCACGTCTAAGATTGCTACTATTAACTACATTAATTTTATATCTTTTTAGTATATCTATTCCATTAAGAATACTATCACGTCCTTTAGTAGCTGGCTTAGCGTTTAAACCTAGTCTATATATCTCTTCAATACTTTTAGGCTCAGCACTATCACAAATGACCTCATCATTACCTAGTATTGGTCTTAGCCTTTCTGCTAGGTCTTGATTAGTTAATTGTCTTTCATATACTATTTCTTTTAAATATAGTTCATCATCTTTCTTATAAACAGCTAAACACGCTGAGGGGTCTATACTATACCCAAAGTCTAAGCCATAAGCTACCAACCTACAATCTGGCATACTATCAACATATTTAACATTCTCATATATTAACCCACTTATATTGCCATACTCACCTAAACCGTATATTTTCCAGAACTCTTTGTCTGTTTGTTTTAAATACTCTATTTCTTTAATTAGTGACTTAGGTAGAAACGAATTGTTTTTATAGTTACTTACTATTACCTCAACATCTCCAACCTCCTTAGAACGCTTTATTTCAAGTTCTTGGTTAATCCAGAGTTGCTCATCATCTGGGTTAAAGTCTAGGAATATCTTATTTTCGGTCCTCATTAATAGTTGGAAGAACTCCTGTTTGTATTCTAATTCATTCGCCTCATTACAATATAGTATATTTCTTTTAGCACCTCTCAGCTTTTGCTCATCATCTGCACCTATAAACTCTACTAACCTTTTACCGTATCTATACTGCTTTTTAGTTTTATTATGTTCAACCCCATCATACCAACCCTCAGCCTTTAAAATGTCCTCAAAGTCTCTAATTACAGTTCCATCTAAATTAGTCCTGTACTTCCTTACAGTAGTCCATACGCCCTCATAACAGTATTTATCTTGACCATAGTTGCCACTAATTAACCATAAAGCACATAATTGATTTAAGGACCAGGTCTTACTACTACGAGTTCCACCTCTATTTATTACAATCTTAGAGTTACTATCATAGTTACGCTCAAAGATTTCAGTCGCTTCCACGCTTAATATTAATGTTAATATTGTTTACAGTAGACTCTATTTCTTGTTTATCTGGTGCATTTAATCCAAACATTTTAGCTATAGAATCATAAGCACCTCTATAGTCAGAACCTTTAACCATTTCTTTTAATAAATAAAACTTAGCTTTCTGGTCTTTTGTGAGACTTTCTTTTGCTGCTAAGTCCATTAGATATTCCCAAGATTTAATCATCTTAAAATAACCCTCAGCTACTTCCTTGCGTGTTATTTGAAAGGCTTCTGCTTCTTTGGTTTTCAATTCTTTCACCCTTGTACTTATATTGTACTGAGCTAAGAGATGACTAGCTTTAGTTGCTATAGTCTCTAACTTAGTATCTTGACCAACATCATAAGCACGTCTATAAGCCTCAGACGCATTACCAGTGTTGACATACTCTTCAGCGAATTTACTTTGTTTAGGTGTTAGCTTTGTCATTATTACCTTTCTTTAAAAGTGTGTTTTCTAGCTTTCTTTTATAGTTTCTCATATTACCTATATTAAAGTTCCTAAACTCTTTAGGGTCGTCACTATTCTCAATGACTTGTTTTATAAAATAGTCAGGTAGATTTTTGCAGCGTTCTTTTATTTCCATAAACCTAATAAAGTAATTTACAGCCTCACTACCAAACTTAGCCTTTTGCTCTTTTATTTCTTTAGGTGTTAATTTCATTTAAAGTCTACTAGGTCCTCTATATTAACTTTAAACTGTTTGTAGTTTCCCTCTTCTGTATGGCTTACTATAGCTAATTTACTATCTAATGATTTTATATAAACTCTTTTATTATTATATGTTAATCTCCTTTTTAACATTTTTTCTTTAAACATCTTCTTTGTTATCCAGTTCATTATTCTTTTCGTATATATAAGCTAATTCTAAAATTCTATAATTGTCATTAAAATCAAAAGTTGAAGAGGCTACGCCATTAATATCAAAACATTCATAAGTATCACCATTAATTTCGGAATAAAAAAACAGTCCGTCCTCGTCTATGAAATAACCATAACTAAAATCACTATTTAGTATTTCGCTTTCGTCTAACATTTTTCTTTTTTTTTACTTTCTTTACTTCTTTTGCCTCTTTTTGGACTAGCCAGTTAAATAATATTTGCATTTGGTTTTTTACGCAACTATTACAGGCCCAACTAATTTTCATTTCTGGATGTATTTCTTTTAAAATAGGG